TTTGCACGAATGTTGTGCAATGTGAGTGACGACCAGGTACGCATGTTAGCATGCGTGGACGATGAGGAGCGAAAATCTTTCGTAGATGAGCTACCACCAGTCATTTATCCTAGAAACCAATTTCAGGGATACTACTACCTTAGAACGGATAGTAGAACTCTTCGCGAGGAATATGCGGCCTATAGTGTCATCTCTTATGAGAGTGACTATGAAATTCGAGAACAATTGAATTTCTTTAGAGCTGCACGCGTTGAGTTTGATTGTGGGTGGGAGAACCATAGGGTTCAACCCGCAGTTGTTTTGGAACCAATGAAAGGACGTATTATTACGAAACCTGCCGTTGGGACTTATATCAACTGGGGAAGACTCCAAAAGGCTCTTTGGAAAGATCTAACTGGGCGGGAAGCCTTCCAGTTAGTTGGACGTCCGGTCGAAGAAGAGGACATTTGGCATGTAGCCGGCTCCTACGAGCTCGGTATGGGTTTCAACTCTGGAGATTTCTCTGGTGCAACTGACAATTTGAAAGGTTCAGTATCCTCACGGATCCTGAGATTCATTTTCTCAAAGTTGCCCCTTGAAGAAGTTCTTCGGATCGAAGAGACCTTCTGTAACTCTGAGATAGATTACAGAAAGACCCCTGTGAAGTACTCCAAAGAGGAAATGGGGGCCATGTACAAGTGGAACTGCACACAGCAAGGAATTGTCCGTCAAAAAAACGGGCAATTGATGGGTCACATTTTGAGCTTTCCTATACTTTGTATAGCAAACTATGCGATCTTCCGCTACACATACGAAAAGGTATTGTGTAGACCCGTTCCAAAAGTACGAGTCAATGGTGACGACATTTTATTTTGTTGTTACCCTGACGAGTATAAGGAATGGTGCAATCAAACATCTAGAGTAGGTTTCTCTCCTTCGTTGGGGAAAAACTTGTTCCAGAGTGATATTGCGCAAATCAACTCAGTCCTTTTTAGGATTGGGTTCTCCGAGATCGGAGGGAGAAGATTTGTTAGGAAGATTGATGTAGTGCCATATTTAAATATGGGAATACTCAAAATGAGAGGGAAGGGTAAGGAGGTACAGAGAGCTGGAGCACCAGGGGATAAGGAGATAACCGATTATCTTCCCGTCCTTAGCCAGCTGGATCGGATGATCCAGGGGTCCTGGGACTGCGAGATTGCCAAGCGAAAGTTTTGGGCAGATCACAAGGTCCTTCGGGGTGTACTAGGAACAGTACGAATCAGTCTTGACGATATCCAATATCTGACAGACCGTTTTTGGTCAACCACTGTTTCTTCAGATGCTGATGTACTTGATACTCTTATGGCTCAGAGATTCTCCGTTGTCTGTTTATCTAGAAACGACAACAAAGTCATCCGTTTGCGACAAAAGTATTCGTTCTTCAGAAAGAATCCAGTCGACCTCTCCGTTCGCTGTGAACGGGAGAGTATGGTATGGGCGTGACCTAGTGTTTGGTAGAAGGAGGCAGACTTGTTAACAAGTTGCGACTTGTGATCTTCGTTTTCGCAAAGTGGTGTTCGAGGGATTGATGTCCCCTCTGAGTAAACAAAAGAATTGGTAACTCTTTTGATCCTCACCACTTGCAAGGCAAGATCGCGGTCGTTTCTCGTTAATGAATCAGAAGCGCCGATTAGTTGGTAACCAATCCGACACCTTTGAGTTCAC